GTTCATTCTTCAACTCCGAAATGTTTTCGAATCTGTTTAGCCAAGTTTACTGCCATATTACCTTCACCAATGATGAAGGCATATTGTTCCACTGGCGTTGGATTTAGGGCCGGCCTAGGAGCATAGGCCGCTGTTTCGCACAACTCAACACATTCTTCCACAATCAACTCGGCGAACTTTTGCATTTCTTCATTAATGCCCATAGACTCGATTACGAAATCGTATAGCCCAGCCTGCTCCATAAGTTCTTTAATTCGTTCATTCATTTTATTTCCAGGCAGTGACTAGGCCAATTAAGCAAGTAACGATTGCCACAACATTGACTATTGTTTGAGGCCGGTTTTTAACCAACACGGCCCAGGTCATAAAGGCCACAGTGCCCAAGGTGAATGCCACTATGTTATAAGGGTAAACACTGGGCCCAATGGAATTGAAGATGTGTCCTATGATAATGAACACCGCCCCAGTCCATTGGAGTATATCGTTTAGGCGCATTAGACCGCTTCCAACATATTTGCAGGAACCTTGTACAACAATGAACCAGTGTCCACTGTGATAAACTTAATGGCAACTTTGCGGACGGTGCCGGTGTAGGTTATACCATTGCGGTTGCTGGTAAACTTAACAGTATCGCCTTTGACAAAAGAACGAATCTTTTGCTTGGTCATCTGAGCACGAGCATACTGCACGGCACTGATTACACTGGACAATTCTGTGTTGGTTAGGTTACCAAACATAATGGCAGAGTTGATTTGCTGGATGTTAGTAAGTTGTTCCACGGTGACTCCTTTGTATTAAACTGGGGCAAACATTTTAGAACCTTCGCACATAAACGCACGATAGGCAATCATTGTGCGTTCACTGTAAACCATAGAACCGTGTTGTTTGATGTCTTGTAACAGTTCTAACATACCAATACCCAAAAATTCGCACTCTTTGTTGAGTTGGGCAATAGCTGTAGTTATTTGCATTTTGAGCTCCTTTGTGTGTCTGTATGTAAGTATTATAGCGCATTTCGGGCAGAGTGTCAACCGAAATTTTGTTGTAAAAATACAACAAAAAGTAGTACTAAAAAGTACTACTTTTACACCTCAAAGTACAGGTCAGGGTTGAAGCCGTTGCGTTCCTCGTAGGGAACATAGCCGCGTGGATTAGCCAGTACACGAGTCTCGCCAATTTGGTAATCAACAGGATCGTGCATATGACCGTGGACCCACACCTTGATGTTAGGATGGTCCAAGATGAACTCACTGAGCTCGCTGGCGTAACCACCATTGGAAGTAGTTTCGTGTTTGTACTTTTCGTTAACGCTCATAAAGCTAGGAGACATATGAGTAATAACCACAACGGGCATATCTCGACGTTCTTCCAACATAAACTTAAAATACTGCAAGGTCTTGCGATGCTCGTTTACAGTAACATCTGGGGTCAACTTGTGGTACAGATTCCGTTCTGCATAGTGATGCTGAACAACCTTGTAGTCATTCATCATTTGCCTTATGGTCCACACGGTGATAGGATCACCGCGGTTAAGGTCAGTCCACAAGGTGCCACCAAGGAACAACACGCCTTGATATTCAAAGCATTCCTTTTCCAACAAAGTCACGTGGGCCGGCAGTAGGTCTTTGAGTTGGCTGTAGGTCTTGTCAAACCTACCGTGGTAGTGTTCGTGGTTACCCATAACCATAAAAACTTTTTCGTACTTGGCGCACTCGAATTCAAAGAAATCAGCACACCTGAATGCACCGGGTTCACGATCCAGTAATTTAGTCTGATGGAATTCTCTGTGGAGGCTACGCACCTCGCAGACGTCCCCGGCCAAGATCAACACATCACCGCCGGGCAATGTTTGATAGCCAAACTCTAAATGTAGGTCGCTGACAAGATGGATTTTCATAATGTTATTATAACAGTATTTAACGATTTGGTCAAGAAAAAAAGGACCCGAAGGTCCTTTTTAAACAAGCGTCTAATTTAAATTAGACTAAACCCTTGGCCATTGCTTTGTAACCAGCGGCAATGATTGCACGGCTAGCTTTACCAGTGCGATACTCAGTAACGCGAACACCGTTACCTGCTGTACGCTTGTTAGCATAAACAACAAAGCCGGCGTGACGGATGCGGCTAACTTCGGCAGTTGGGTTGCCGATACTGAAACGCTTGGCAATTTGACTAGCAGTCAAAACTTCACCAGCTTGCAAAGCGGTAAGAAGTTTGTGGGTTTTGGTTTTAGTTGAAATAACTTGCATTTGAAAATCTCCTTAAATTAAGTAGCTGTTTTCTACAGCATTTATCTATTATATAGAATCTCTTTAGAAAAAGCAACGACTAATTTTGCCGTTTTACTCTGTGTCTGACCATTCTTCGGGTTGCCAACCCAAGGTCTTAAGGTCTTCCTTGATCTCGATGGTCACGATACCTTCACTCACATAGGCCATCTGGGTTTTGTATTCCATTTGCTGTTCTTGTGTGAGATTATTAAATTCAAAATCGCCAAGATCACTGCCACGAATGCCACTACAGTACCAATCAATGTAGTCACCTTCTTCGCGAATATCTGCAATTATTCCGCCGGCATAACGCCAACTACAAGACCAGTATTGATCCGTTAGTATAGGAAATACGTCTATTCTTTGCCACTGCATATTGCACAGTGCCGCATATAAATTCTGTGCATAAGATTTCTCTCGGCACTTTTCTTTGATCATTACGCTGGTACGCAAATCGTATTCAAGATTATCTTGTTGCCATTCTGGATCTTGTTCTTGCTCTATTTTCTGTTCTGTCATTGTTTTAAACAGTTCGATGTAAGCATCACTGGGTTCTTCGCTTAATTCTGCCTTACGTGCAAGATAGTTTTCAAGATGAAAGGTTCCACGGTTGGGGCTACGAGATATGTCAGTCATACTATATTTTATCACTTTACTGCGGCGCAGTCAAGAAAAAAGTTTGGGGTATTACCCCCAAACTTCTTTGTGCTTCTTCATTGCCAAGGCACGAGCAACTAGTAGTCTAGTCTTTACGTAATCTGAGAGTTCTTCATTGTCGTCATTATGAATTAGTCTCAGCTTACGTGTTGAACTAGCACACAAGGCCTCGTCATCTACATCAACATCGGAGGGGTTTAGCCCTTTGATATGTATTAACGAGTACCTTAGTGGATTACTTCTTAGGAGCTTCGGCTTTTTTATCCTTGGCTGGTTCGCTTTTTGCGGCAGCCGGTGTGGCCTCCTTCTTGGCAGGAGCGGCTGCAACTGGAGCACTTGCGGCTGGTGCTGGTGCGGCAGGAGCGGCAACAGCAGGTTTGGCATCAGCCTTCTTTTCTTCTTTCTTAGCAGGTTCTGCGGCGAAAGCGGTAGCGGTAGCGAGAGTAGCGATCAAAGCGATAAGTTTAGTCATTTTAGGTCCTTTTAGGGTTAGTTTGACATTGTAGCAAGAACTTTCCTGCTACATATATATAACGCGGTAGCTCAGGTTTTAGTTGACTGCTTGATCAAACTAATTTCGCCCGAATCTTTCATATCCCAAGTGAGTTCGTCACCAATTTTCCAACCTTGTGCTTCCAACAGCTCATCGGGCAAGGGCATAATCAAGTCGCCGGTTTCGGGATCTTCTTCAAGGGTGATTACCCAGGTTGTTTCACTGGTACGTTCGATCTTCGAAACGTCCGTGGCAGGATCAATTTTACTGGTATTCATAGTTGTTTGACTTCCGTTACATTCATAACACGAAAACTACGCCACTCTTGTTTGTCCATACACCAAACTCCAAGGGTGTCGGTCTTGTGTACTTTTTCTTTGGTCGTTTCTTTTAGTGCCACCACTGGCAACAGTTCACGTTTTAATGTACAAGGCATTGTTCGGATCTCACCATTTACTTTGGTAAAGGTAACATCATATATTCCGTCAACCAGCAAATTTCGTAGCCAGCCATTTCGATCAGCGGCTGTTTCGCCTTGAATTTCAATATTTTTCATTTTAACTCCAGATTATTTTTTAAGTTCGTTAAGGACAATGTCCTTGGCACGTTGGTCCAGGGCCTCTTGTTCGGCGTCCCAGATATACCTAGATATGTCATTGACATAGTTTTTTAATACTTCTGCACCCTGGTCGGTCCAGTGACTATACAGTGGATTGATATCACTGTGGTAGTAGTAGTCGCGGCGTTGCATTAGTTCACTGATGCCGCCATACATCAGATCTTTAATAGCTTGTTTTTCCACGTTAAATCTTCTCGCCCACTTCAAACCCTCGGAAACGGAGGAAACGCGGAAAACGTAGGCTATAAGTGCCATCTTGATTTTGTGTAATAGCATCTGCCCTTATTTCCACAAGGTGACCAACCAATCGATCGCGATTAGACCAATAGGTGCCGCGATCGCTGTCGCTAAAGCCAGAACCACAGTTAACTTGAATGTTTCTTCCGTCGTCCTCTCCTCGGCACACAATTGCTCCCAACCGTCCGACGTTTTTTCCTGTTCCTTCTTCGACATCCGACACCTCCAGAGTTACTTCAATAAAGGGCTTTAATTTAAGCCAGGCCACACTACGTTTGCACTCATAAGGTGCATCCGGATTCTTAATCATAATGCCTTCATAGCCACCAGCAATGGCACGGGCATTAATATCTTTATAGGTTTTCTGTCCTGCCGCAGTGTCCAAGTCCACCAATTCTTGTCCCACCATTGTTACATTGGGCAAGACATCTTGGTGCGTGTCCATAAATGTTTTTAAATGACTGCTACGGAATTCCTGTGTGGCGTTCCACTGCCCTTGTTCAAAGTGAACCAAGGGAATGCAATCAAATAAATGCAACACGGCATCATTGGCTTTGACATTGCTCTTGCGATGCACCTGCTTCATTAAGTCTTGGAAACTTGACGACATAATTTCGCCATCAAATACCCAGGGCTCCAACAAGGTGTCTGCAATGGAGGCAAACTGCTCTTTGATATGTGGAAAGTTCACGAGCTCTTTGCCGTTACGGCTGAACTGATCAACGCGACCTTCAGGATGCACAATGGTAATAATGCGAACACCATCTAGCTTAACTTCAATCAGCTTCTTGCCAGCGACCTTGCTTTCGTGGTTGCTAGAGTCGTGGGCCAATTGACAGCCAAACACAGGAACAGCATAGTCGGGATATTCAACCTCGACTACCTTGTTAATGGTCTTTTCACTGACGCCACAGCGCAAATCTTTGATTAGAATGCGACGGTACCATCCGTTCCATTGTGCATTGGTACACTGGCTCATTAGTTGGGCCAAGGTGTCTTTGGCCAGGTTGCCAGTAAAGGTTCGGTTAACAAAACCGGTTAGGATCAAGCTAAAACTATCCCAATCAACTCCGGGACCGTCTGGGCCTGTGCGCTCGGGCACTTTGGCAACGCCAAAGGTAACCATTGAGTCCAGCGCAAGACGTGCGCCCTCAAAGAATTCTGTGTTGCCAAATTGGGCTTGTGCCTCAACAATTTGTTCTTTGTTGATACGACTAGAGTGCATCTCCAAGTCGCTAATTACCTGCCAGGGTTTATCCATTGTGGACCTCTTTGAAGTTACCAACTGCTATTATAAAACACTTTCTTGCCTTTGTCAATGGCAAGCCTTGCTCGTTCAATGAACTCTATGTCCTTTTCAAAATAATGGCTGTCTGAGTTGTTGCCAAAAAAGAACCCGGTGGTTGATGGCAGTCTGTTAAAAGTAACAGCCTCCTCTAGATCATTGATATCTTCTAATGTTAGCTCAAGCTCAACGCAGTTGAAATCGGACATATCCTCGGGATTCTTCTTTTGCCAAAGTTGTTCCATCCAACCGTGAAGATTGGGGTGCTTGCGCCAATAGGCAATTTCTTCTGTCTGCGGCACACTTGGGTCTCCACCAACCCAATTGCCATTGTCATACCGTAGACCGTCTTGTTTAAAAAACTCATCGTGCTGACCTGCTTTATTTGCCGTGTAGGCATACATATCCAAACCCATTTTAATCTCCAAATACTAAGATAAAAAATGCTAACAACACTGCCAACATAGGATGACCTACGATTATTAACAGTATAACGCCAACCCAGGCCATTATGCAATCTCCTTGACGTGCTTACAAGCACCGCGGAATTTAAATCCACTGCAAGTGCAGGTCAGCCCGTTTTCGGTTTGCTCTACAATGTAGACGTCGCCCTTACTGCCTGTAACTTGCCATTGTGGATTGGCAGGCTTAACTTTGGCAATCTTAAAGCCAAAGGTGTTTTTAACTTCAACAAACTTGCGGCCACGGGTATCAATGCTGATAGGCTTTTTAAATTCTTTTACTTCGACACCATTGGGTCTAATGTAGGCAAACATCTTTGTCTTGCTGTCGTTGAGCAAGTAGGTGCCGTTGGGCATCGTGTCGGGCCACTTGGTTGTCTCGGCGTAGAACTTCATCAATATTCTTTCTTGTCGCCATTGGCTTCGTTGTCACGATAGCCTGCGGTGTAGGCTGTAAGCTCTGCGGCAGTCATCTGCTCCATATCAATGCGAGGTGATTTGTGAGTGTCTCTCACAAAGTAGTGAGGCCAATAATCACGACCGTAGTACGAATCTGCTTGACCGCGATCGTATGGACCGCCGTGGCGTTGATCGTAATAACCAGATTGTATGCTTGTTTCTGCAATCATCTTTGCTCCTTACTATGTCTATATTATAACACTAAAACGGGATCAGTGTCAACCGTTTTAGTGACTGTTCAATGCAGGTGCATTGCCGTTGATCAGCTCACGTTCGACTTTGTGAGCAGGCTTACGACCACGCACAATGTCTACCAAGAGCATTACAAAAGCGTCAGCACCGTGAGTGCGGATGCTACGGCACAGGGCCCAATCTTTGTTTTCTGTCACAGCACGACGAACGTGCTTTTGAAAACGCACTTTGAGTGCCTTGTTAACTTGGGCACCGCAGACAGTGATACCAACATACGCTTCGTTTGTGTTAGTGTTTACTAACATATACACGGCGTGCTTGGTATCTTGTCTGCGTTTACGGGTTACTGTTTTGCTTTCCATACTAGTATTATAGCGCAAAACGGGCTCTGCGTCAACCGAAATTTCGGTGTTTTTTGTGATTTTTTTGTGGGTTTTTTGCAACAAATTGCTTAAAAATTAAGCAATTCTGTAGGTTAGTAAGCACTAACTTAAAAGTAGTACTTACGTACTACGTTTTGCCAGCTTTTTATACACAGGCTGTGGCATTTTTACCACAACTTTTAGTGCATTTGCTTTGACACGCATAGTTTCCGCTATAGCATACACCTGCTCTAGCGTTACAGTGTCGGGGTTAGTGTCCACTAACATTAGGGCTTTGTTTGCAGTAAACTCTGCATAGGTATGCCCTACTAAACGAAACGTGACAATAGCGTTTTTATATGGGCTACGTTTGAAGTTAGCTTTTACATATAAAGTACTAACTGGCAAAGAACTGTAATACATACGGGCTCCTGTTTAGTAAAGTAACCCATATTATACTACGAAACGAGCAAGTTGTCAAGTCTTTTCTAATGCAGGGTACCGGAGCCAGTTAAAACTTCTGATACATTATTGATTTTAAAAATTTTAAATATCTTTAAGATTTGTTTAGGCGGAAAACCAGAGGTATCATCGGGGCAAAAAAATGTCTTTAGTTCTCCACTACTACTGATAATGAAGCCGTAATCTGAATCGTCAAGATCAAAATCATCAGTTACATCATCTTCAAGGTCGCCTAACCGGTCTTGCACTTTAGCATTGTGTGACATATTTGCCCCTTTATGTACTAAAGTATTTAACCTTCTTCTATCTATAAAACAAATGATCGTCTATCTTAGTTAATAATTTAAGATTCCAACCTGGTCTGACGCCAGTGCCGTGGAAGTGTGTGGCCCCTTCTGTAAGGTCAACCATATCCTTGCGATCGCGACTTAATAGGTCATAGGCTACCTGCTGGCTTTGTTTCCAGGCTTTTGCATTGCGAATCTCTTTTTCGCTTTCACATTTCCAACTGAACTGACATACGTCATTAACTCGTTGGTTAATAACCCCGCAGACTGTTTTAGGATAACGACCGCTTTTCATTCTATTCAGGACTACTTGTCCTACAGCGATCTTTCCTATTAGGCTCTGCGAGGCTGCTTCAAAGTATATGTTCTCACTCATACATTGAAGTTCTGAGTTGTCAACGGCAACAGTTCGCATATCTACTATCTTAGTAGGTACTGGAACCAGTGCAGGGACAATAGTTTTTAAAGACTCTTGAGTGTTAATCAAAAGTTTTTGTGTTTCAGACACTAGATTTTGATAATGACTTACGTTCAATTGTTGTTTGACATTCAAGCTCATCAACAACATTATAAACAACGAGATCATTAACGCTAGCATCCTATTACGTGCATTTTCTGCGTACATAATAGTCTCCTTTTGCGGTAAAATATTTACTGATCTGACAGACTAGTTATACTAACATATAAGTAGCATAACCAACAGTGTAAATACGGCCTTAGCCAATGTTACGCAAACTGTTGGCATATTGCATTGGATCCATTTTTGTTCCTGGATTGATGCCAAATACCGCTAGTTTGCCTAGGTTCTTGCCTTCGATAAGGCTTGCTTGTACTGCTTCTCCGTAAACGTCATTGGTGCCCATACTAGATAATTGCTCACCTAGCCCAGCACCCGTTGGGTCTACTCCTAATCCGTGCAGTTGACTGGACAGATTCATTAAACCGTCTGCACTGGCTGCACTTGCACCAGGTACAATACCGGCTTTACTTAAATTTTCTTTTTCAATACCCAACCGTTGGGCACAACTAATCATTTTAAGATTGTTAGCAGTTAATATATCCTGCAATTCAGACTTCTGATTTATGTTGTTGATTAAAATTTCTAGTTCGGCAGGATCTAATGTTTCTTCTGTTTCTAAATAATCTTTAAACTTAAAAACATCTTCATCATATTCCAACAGATCTTTTTGTGTCTGCACCATTGCCGTAACATCATCGGTGTAGCCAACACCGCTGGCACTGGCTGTCATATCTCTTAGAGTTGGCTGTCCGAACAGCCCGGAGCCAATACCTATTAATCCGCCAAGAGCACCCAGCCCACCACCAATGCTGTCTGGCAATAATCCACCCAATGCATTAAGGTTAGGAAAGCTACGTAGGTCTAGACTGCTGTAAAGTTGTCCTATGCTAGCGGTATCTTTAAAATTCCCGCCAATATTGCTTAGTTTATTGCTTAAATCGCTCAGGCTAGAGCCACTTCCTACAGCGGCAATTGCTGCCGGTGTAAACAGCTTGTTGATATCCAAGACATCTGCCAGAGAAAGTATTTGATCAAGTCTTGCAGGGCGGAAATTGGTAACTTCGATGATTTCATCTAGGTCACTGCCTTTGATTTGGTGCAAGAAATATAACAGCTGGTCATTAGATTCTTCATCTAGATTTTCTAAATCAATGTTGGCATCAACAACATCCGACTCTAAGTTACCCACGTAGCCAAGTCCCTGGTTGATCAAATTTTGAACCAACGACCCTGCGCTGGCCATTTTACTAAGATCTTTGGTGCTAAACATTGTACCTAGGTTGGCTATTTCTTTGGCCAATGCCGGTACGCCTGCAGAATTGAATTGACTGGTAATGCCACCCGAAGCAATATCAGTATAGTTTTTAAACTGAAAACCTAGGTCATCAAATTTCTGTCCAGTGCTCTGCGCCAAACTACCTGCAAAAGAAAATGCCTGCGCCGAGTACGCACTGGCTTTTCCGTAAACACTGGCAAAGACACCAACATCATCGGTGCCACCGCTGAATTTAACTCTGTTGGTCATTATAGTGGTTGCCGGAGTAAACAAGCTCTTACCCTGCAATCTAACTGCTTCGGGTATATTTTTGACTGTCAAGTTACCCTCTGAATCAGTATAACCATCAATACCCGCAGGAGGCAACCCTGTCATAAAACTCGGTGCATAGCGTAGGATATCAATTATTTCTGTGCTTTCAGAGGCAACTCTGCTTTGTACTGCACCACTGATATTTTTTGTATTAAACTCGTCTACTATGGATGTAAGGTCGCGACTGACACCTAGACTACCATTTTTAAGTAATCCAATTCCAGCAATGACCATTAATCCAGTTAGTGCGCCCATATTATTAATTAGCCAAGTTGGCCAACCCCACTGCTCTAACTTGATGATTCATCATAGTCAAAACTTTGTTAGTCGGGGATACTCGCTTGCCCGTCCCGGCATAGATACTACAATGTATCCAAGCAATAGTATAACCACGTGCTGTGCTATATTCTAGGATCAATTGATCGTAAGCAATGTTTTCTTTTATCCAGGATGCTATGGCAAAGTAATCGGCGGGTGCAATGCTAATGCCTTTGGAAGTATTGAACTGTATGTCCATACCCTGTCCTGTTCCGTGTGGCCCTGCACCAATGGCAGAGCCAGTACGCAAGGAATTAGTCATTATGACATTGGGATATTTTGCCTTAACTGGCTCCCAGACATTTAAACAAAGGTGGGCAAGGTTACAAACAATCTGATCTGAGGCTAATCCTAACTGTGCCGGTACCGACGAATATTTGTGATTTGGAATTGCTGGATAATCGTAGATAAACTGTTTTAAAGTAGTTATTGGAGTAATTTTTGTACCAAGGTTGAACCCTTGATGAATAGCAGTGCAATCAACAGTTGTACCGGTGATATTGGGCGGAGGACGGTTGTCTATTTCCCTAGGAACAACATTGTTGCCTTTGTCGATATCAGACTGCTTGAATGTTCCATTGGCTATTTGTTCTTTAACATAGGCTTCGGCTCTGGCTTTGCCAGCCGGAGTTCCGTCATCTAAGTCGTCGCTGGCTGTTTGTGCAAATGTTGCCGCGCCCGGACTAATAACAGGGGTTGCACCACCTGTGCTGCCACCGCCAGTGTTGTCGCCAACAGTGACAGTACTGGCAAAGGGCCAAACGCCATATGTTACTGGTCCGCTCATATTAGATTATAATAGATCCGGCTGTCACTGGTTTGATGCCAGTGGTAACTTCTGTGTAATGGTCTCTCATTTCTACCATTGCTTCACAGGTCATAATGATGTGTTCTTTTTTAACAGCAATAGACTTGTCTTTGGCCAAACTAAACATAGCTTGAATTAGTGCAATGCCTTTAGCACTGCCAACAATAACACAAGGTTTATCTATTAGATATCCTTCGTCGGTTTCTGAGGTTAGCTTGCCAACAACTTCGTCGCCATTGACTAACTTGAGTGCGATGATATCGCCTACTGTGTATTTTGAATTTGAAACTAACATATTAAGCTATTAATCTTTCTTTGATTTGACCTTCTGTCAATTTGGCTAGTCCTGTGTATCCACCTTCTACAAACAACTTACCGTCTTTGTAGATTTGTGGAACTGTGCGATGTCCTTCAGCAATAACAAACTCTCTGGCTTCTGGGCTCTCATCTATTTTAATTTCTTCAAAAACAACTTCGTGCTTTTTTAATAAAGCCTTTGCCTGATCGCAAAATGGGCAATGGTTTTTACTGTAGACTGTTAACATTATAAACTAAATCCTTTGAATGTGTTTTCTGTTACGTCTTGTTTAGTACCACCAACAATGTAACTAGAGATTTCAGTTTCTTGTGGTGCTACTTGGACTTCTGCGCCAGCAATCCACTTAGCAGTCCAAGGTAGCGGGTTACTACCAGTCTTAAGATTATGCTTAAGACCAACTGCGGTCATTCGCTTGGCTGTAATCCAATCAACATAATCGCATAACAGTTGTTTATTTAAGCCTATCATACTTCCGTCTTTGAATAAGTATTCGGCCCAGGCCTTTTCTTGTTCGGCTGCATCTAGAAACATCTTAGCACAGGCATCAGATGTTTCCTCTTTGATCCGAATAAAGGTTGGATCATCTTGTGGTAACAATTTGATCAATGTTTGTGTGCTACCCAGGTGAATGTTTTCGTCTCGGCAAATTAATTTAATAATCTTAGCATTGCCTTCCATCTTCTTTAATTCAGCAAATGCCCAGGAGCAGGCAAAGCTAACATAGAAACGAATTCCTTCTAATGCATTGACACTGTTAATGGCCAACCATAGTTTCTTCTTTAGCTCGTATTCATCAATCACAAGTTCTTTGCCATTGATAGAGTGTGTACCAGCACCTAGCAAATTGTAATAACCACCGTACTCGATTAAGTCATCATAGTACTTGCTGATGTCTATGGCGCAGTTGGCAATCTCGTCAATCTGCATCATCTCGTCGAACACTTTGCTAGGATCACTAAAGACATTACGAATAATGTGTGTGTAGCTTCTGCTATGTATAGTCTCACTAAAGGTCCAGGTGCTGATCCAAGTTTCTAATTCGGGAATAGATACAAACGGTAACAAGGCTAGACTGGGACTGCGCCCCTGTACACTGTCTAATAGGATTTGTCTTTTTAAGTTACTGGTAAAAATGTGTTGCTCGTGATCGGTTAAGTCACGGAAGTCTTTGGCATCTCTAGTAACGTCTACTTCCTCGGGACGCCAGAAGAATCCCAATTGTTTATCTGTTAATTTATCAAACTGTTTGTATTTTAAAGTTTCGTATCGTTGAATTGTAACCGGGCCACTTGGATCAAAGAATGCCAATGCGTCTGTGTGTTTAGTTTTATTATTAATATTGAAAACGCTCATTATTGTTCCTTATGCTTTAGAGTATGTTTTTGCAAAAATGTCTTTCTTGACTACACCGTAGTCGTTTTCGCCGTGGCGAACAATGTAGTCATTGCCCGCTGTGTAATTTAATGGTTCTCCCCAACTGGTATTAACCACTCCATTGTGATCCGCCAATTTGGCCCACTTGATGATTTTCTTGGGTGTGCAAGTGCCGTCGCCGTTGTCGTCTTTGAGTTCTTTAAACTTAGCTGGGGGTATGGGATACTTTTCACCTTTGGGGCCAGTTAGAATGTAGTCTCCTGCATTGTATCTAACTGGGCCTTCGAGGGTGTCTACAGTTCCTGATTGATCTGCAATTTCATAGTGTTCGGGATTGGCTTGTTTATATGCTTTAAACGCACTGCCCCGAAACCAAGAATCGCTTATCTTTGTTTCTGTTATTAGCTCACTGGCTCTCATATTACACAGCTCTCACAGTCTTCTTGATCTTGTATTAAAGTTTCTTGTTTCAATGGTTGTTGTGTTGATAGCTTGTCAATGTCAATCTCACCTTGGCCATCATAGGTATTAAAATAATATAATTGTTTTGTGCCATACTTGTAGCACATCAGCAGGTGCTTGAGCATCTCACTCATTGGGATCTTTTCGTCTTCGTAGAACTGTGGGTTGTAGGAAGTATTAATGCTGATACCTTGGTCAATGTACTTTTGTAAAATAGCGCAAATCTTTAAATATCCTTCGGGACTTTTTTGATTCCATAATAGTTCGTATTTGTTTTTAAGTTTTCTAAATTCGGGGACTACTTGTCTTAAGACTCCATCTTTACTCTGTTTGACCGAAACGTAGCTACGTGGTGGCTCAATGCCGTTAGTGGCATTTGAAATCTGTGCCGATGTCTCTGCAGGCATCAACGCCATTAGTGTGGCATTGCGTATACCGGTGGATAGGATCTGTTCACGCAGAGCACGCCAGGGCATACGCTCTTGATGTGGCACTAACTCATCAACATCTTTTTTACGTGTGTCGATAGGAAGAATACCATCAGCATACTTAAGGTCTTGCCACCCGTCGCACGGTCCTTGCTCTGCAGCCAGGTCTGCACTGGCTTTGATCAAATAGTAAGACCACGCTTCGGCATACTCATCAACTAACTCCAATGCCTTGGGGTCGCTGTAGCTAACGTCATTCTTGGCCAGGAAGTAGGCAAAGTTAATAATGCCGTTGCCCAAAGGCCTGAATTGTTTAGTAGAGAGTTCTGCGGCTTTGATAGGATAATTTTGATAGCTCAACAAAGCGTCGAGTCCACGCACACTCAACTTACAGATACGTTCAAAATCGTGTTTGTTTTTTACATTGCCCCAGTTCTGTGCGCTTAGAGTACACAAGGCAATGCGGCCATTTTCGTCATTGATGTCCATCAATGGCACAGTGGGAAGATTAATTTCTGTACACAGGTTAGACATCTTGACAGGATGTAGGTCCTCTTTAAAAGGACTGTGCGTGTTAGCGTGATCCACGTTCATTAGATAAACGCGACCTGTGTTCTTACGTTCCTCCATAAAGCAGGAGAACAAGGCCCTGGCATCGACTGTCTTTTTACGTAGCTTGGTATTGCGTTCTGCACGTTCGTAGAGCTCTTTAAATTTTCCTTGGTCGCTAAAGAAAGCATTGTACAACTCGGGAACATCGTGTGGGCTAAACAATGTAATATCGCCGCCAGAGATTAAACGCTCATACATTAATTTATTGAACTGAACACCATAGTCCATCTGACGTACACGGTTCTCCTCAGTGCCCTTATTATTCTTTAGCACTAAAAGGTCTTCAACTTCCAAATGCCAAATTGGATAATACAACGTAGCGGCGCCGCCGCGCACACCACCTTGACTGCAACTCTTTACTGCACTTTGAAAATGTTTGTAGAAGGGAATAACACCTGTGTGATATGCATCACCCCGGCGTATGGGACTACCGATGGCACGAATACGACCGGCGCCGATGCCAATGCCGGCCTTTTGGCTCACATACTTAACAATAGAACTTGCTGTGGCATTGATACTGTCTAAGCTGTCGTCTGTTTCAATGAGCACACAACTACTAAATTGTTTTTGTGGGGTACGCACTCCAGCCATAACAGGAGTAGGCAGGCTAATGTCGTGCAGACTGATAGCATCATAATAATCTTTTACGTATTGCAGTCTGGTTTCTTTTGGATATGTTTGAAACAATGTTGCGGCAATCATTAAATATGCCATCTGTGGTGTTTCAAATATTTGTTTGTGTACACGGTTCTGTACCAAGTACTTACCACGCCATTGCTCCATTGCAACGTAGGTAAAGTTTTCATCTCTTGCGTGATTGATATAGGTATCCATAAGATTCCATTCATCATCACTGTAAACTTCTAATAAGCCTGCATCATAGAAACCAAGGTCAACGTTAAATTTAACTAATTTGATTAAAGGCCAAGGTCGATAGTCGCCGTATACTTCTTTACGCAAATGGTAGTTGATTAATCTGCCGGCTACATATTGATAGTTTGGTGTTTCTTCTGTTATCAGGTCTGCGGCAGATTTGATAAGTGTTTCTTGAATAGTGCGTGTTTCGATGCCATTGTAGAATTGTAGGTGACTTTTAATTTCAACTTCACTGGCGCTAACTCCAGTAATTCCTTCAGTGGCCCAAAACACTACACGATGTAATTTTTCTAAATCTAGTGGTTCTCTTGAACCGTCTCTTTTAGTTACAGCGATTTGTGTCATTGAGTCTTCCTTGTAGTTCTAATATTGATCTAGGTTTAAATCCAGGGCTGTATACCTAAATTTTAAATCTAACGTGTTTGTTAATTGTGTTTTATTTACTACTTCATCAAAATTGAAATTAAGTATATATTTCCCTTTTGCCAACCAAACTAAATTAAAAGCTTCTCTAGTCTCTCTGCACTGATAGTGTCTAAGTTCGATGTCTAGAGGTTTATGGTTGCTAAGATATATAGTATACAGCATTCCAAGAGCTTTTGCAACATCACAGTAATAATTTTCGTGCAAAAGAGTCCAAGGATCTGGCCAAGGAGAATGGCTATTCTCTCGGTCTGGATCTATATAGTAGTTTACAAATGGAGCGTAACTCCAAAGATGGGCAGTATCAGAACAAGCCTGTTCTAATGTTTGCCCGCTGATTTGATTACGAAAGATTTTCCAATCTCGTAACCGCTCATCGGGTTTGAGAATCCACATACTTAATCGAATCGCTTTGTTTCAATGTTGCCAATAACTGGCGTGTTAATCTGGTAGTATCAGAGTGCTCTGATACCATTGTATGTTAGGACTTTAACATCAAAGGTAAAATCTGTAACTGGGCCCGATCCATTGGTAGTCCAACGTAGTTGTAATTTTATTCCGTCAGTTACTACACTAAGATTTAATCCCATATCGCTAGATTCGGTGTACTCCTCGTCATAGACTATGTCATTTAAAATTGGACTAGCAGTAAATTTAATTGTACCAAATCTTGAGCAAGGTCCACGCTTTGCAGAATACTGCACTAGGCCACTGGTGTTATAACCCAATGGAATGTGACCGGTATTGCTTCCACTTAAACTTAGTGTTTTTCCCGGTGTAGTGTATGCATCGCCTAATCTCAAATAGTCATCAATGCTTAGACTAACAATAGCATATCCGGCCGCACTAATTCTGCCAATGTTTGATCCTTTTGGTCTGTTAAAAATATCTGCTACGCTATAGTTATTATCCGCTTGGAATATAATTATTGGTGTAACTGCGCGACCAAGAGCGTCACCGTTGTAATGGTTGCCAACATCTATAAATGTATTATTAGAACTAACAATACCTGTGGCGTTTACATCCCCCTGAATAGCATAAGAGAAAATAGTTTCAAATTTGCTGTCTGTGATTGCAACATTGTTAACACCGTCACCAATGTCTACACCAGCCCATAGATTGCTAAAGTCACAATGTGAGAATTTTATTCCACTAGTATGAGAATCTTCGATACGTGCGGCAAATTCTATGCCACTGAATCCACAACGGTGGAATTGTATGTTTGTTGTTTTTTTAATGTTGCTGTTGATTAAAACTGCGGCAATATTTGAATCTGCTATCTCTGGTTTGTCTAACGGTCCTGTAAAGTTAACGTCAACAAAAACACAATCTTTGGCACCGTCTATACGTACAATATCTATTTCTCTATTAGAGACTAAACTCATACCTGAGATAAAAACAGCCATTGGATAAACAGGATCTGGTTGATAGTTTACCGCCGAGCTTAAACCATTGCTGGTAGTCAGAGTCATTAGCGATGTTGCTTCTGCACCATCAGCAATAATGAATACACTGTCTTTACCCTCACCAACAAAGGTTGTATACGGAGGGATTCGTAGATCCTTGGTAATTCTATAGCGTCCTGCATTAAAACGTAATGCACGTCTTGTAATGGTACGTGGGCTAATAGACTTGCGATCGTACAATTCATCAATGGCACGTTGTATAGCACTTGTATCGTCAATAATGCCATTGCCCTTGGCGCCAAAATCACGGACGTTTACAAAATCATCAAGTTTATTTTGATAGGATCTTTTAATTTCTGAATTGTCGGGGCCTGTGACTACTACATAGCCGCCCTCTTCACCTTTGTAAACATACGATCCTAAAGTTTCTACAACATTAAAATTGCTGGTTAATAGTTCTGTGACACCATTTATTGGTGCACCTTCTTCAATGGTACCATTGCCGATATACAGCTTTTGTGTATCGAGAGCCCAGGCTAATTCGCCAGACGCAAGATTACCTAAATCTTGAGCTAGCCCTCTGCGTACTTGTATTGTGGAAACTTGCGTGACAGCCATTCTACTTGTCCTATAATAATACGTATTTAGCTGTTAAGGTAGTACTGCTCAACCCGCTCAAGCCAACGATTACTATAAAACTCAAATTCAGCTTCTTCTAAAACAAACTCTTGATATAAATTGTCTGCACTACACATTAGAATAACACCTGTTTTTATATCAGTTCCGTGTGTGTTGTTATGAGCCAGTGCATAGGCCGCCAGCTGGGCAAAATAATCCTCAATCCACTCCCTTTTCTTGGGTTTATTAGTCTGTTTGAAGTCTAAGATAGCAGGTTTTCCCTTCCACAGGCCTAGACAGTCTGTAGTACCTGCATATAGCCCACTGTAATAAACAGGAACTTCCACACCCCAATATTCAGTTACATTGTTAGCCAGGCCCTCAAACACAATGACATTGGCCATTGCGTGACTTTGTATGCTAAAAGGATTTGTGCCCGGCAATCCCATATCACCATCCTTGACATAGGTCTCTAACCACTTGTGCATACGTGTTCCACGACTAGCAGCCTCTGTGGTAATCTCTTGGGCCTTGGCTGTGCCCATACGTTTTTTCCAATTATTTAGAGCTTGTTTGCTTTCTTCGCTTTTGGTTTTATCTAGGATAGTAGTAACGCTGGGAACATTGGACCCGTCTGGCAAACAATAATGCCGTTTTCCTTCAATGGTGGTTCTACTAAGTGGGGTATAATTGTATTTGGGCAAGATCATAGTACATTATAACATACTTGGGTCTGTTAAAGCAAGACTATCAAATGCCCATTTTAGATTCTAAAACTTTCGCCACAGCCACATCGATCTCGTTCATTGGGATTTTTAAATTCAAATCCTTCATTGAGTCCATTGCGTACCCAATCTATTTCTAATCCATTAATATAGGGATACGATTTTCCATCTACCCATATTTTAACTCCGTTACTTTCGTAGACAAATTGGTCACGGGTCACTGGGGGGTGATCTACATACTCTAATACGTATGCTAATCCAGAGCATCCTGTTGTTTTTACGCCAACCCGCAGGCCAATTCCTCTACCTCGTTTAGATAGTTGTTGTTGTATTTTGTTGGATGCTGTGTTTGTTACGGTAATCATTTACAGCCGCTTTGATTGCGTCTTCGGCAAGAATTGAGCAATGTATTTTAACTGGCGGCAAGGCTAGCTCTTCTGCGATTTCGGAGTTACTAAGATTAACAGCATCATCAATATGCATACCCTTAACCCACTCTGTAACCAAACTCGAACTGGCGATTGCTGAACCGCATCCATATGTCTTGAAACGAGCATCTCTAATAATGCCATTTTCATCTACCTTTATCTGTAGTTTCATTACGTCGCCACAGGCTGGCGCCCCAACCATACCAGTGCCAATATCAGTGTCACTCTTATCAAAAGATCCGACATTCCTGGGATTTTCATAGTGATCAACAACCTTGTCTGAGTATGCCATTTGTGGTATACTTAATTGCGTTTGTCTAATGCACGTTTTGCCATCGAGTCGATAGTTTTTTCTGGGTTGTTAACCTGGCCACCGGCGGATGCCATTTGGTCATCGCCTGTCAATGGATCATCGGCAAATGTAGCTAGATACGCATACTTGATGCCATCTTTATTGTCCTTGATGTCTTTGACTAAATTTTTAATAGTCTCGTTGCTTTTGTATGCATCCATTAAATTTTCAACGGAGAACATTTCTGTTCCTGGCATACCGCGAACGATATTAATTAAACTATCAACACGCACCATTGGCACATCGTGTTTATTATGTGCCTGGTGCCTTAGTGTTTCTAATGCGTTGGCTAAATTGTCGTCGCCGCGGTGATCAGCTTCATCTTCGATGACGCCACCGGTGATATCATCTTCGAAAACAAATTCAGTAGCTCTCATTGATTAACGCTTTTCTCTGCCTAGTGCTTCTGGTCCACCAGCGGCAGCATCTGTTGCGCCAAAGCTGTCTGCGGCAGCTTGGTCTAAATCACTTGCAGGACTTGGTGCAGGTGCACCTGGCATCGGAGCACCACCCATTTCACCACCTGGCATAGACATACCAGCGGCTGGACCTTCTCCTGCCAAACTACGTGCGGCGCCATCGGCTTGTTCACGTGCCTGTGTTAGTTGGTCAACCATACTGCTTAGTAGGCCGCCTACACTGTTCTTAAAGTTGTCAGCTTGGTCGTTACCAATCTGATCACGAATGGTGTCAATTAAAGCAGGCATTTGCTCTACTTGCATCTTGCTAACTTTTTCCAACATATCTTGTATGCTGTCTACCATATCTTTGGCGGCTAGGATAGCACTGCTTTTCCCCATTTCGCCCTCGGTGAGTTGATTGTGCTCACTGATCCACTTGCCCAGTGCTTCACGTACCAAAAGAAGTTCCATATACTTTGGATTCTTTTCTGCGGTATGTACACCATAGCTCTTGCGTATGCGAGAGATGTTTTCTCCTAAGGAGCTGTTTAATTTATTTGCTTTGGCAATGCTTAAATTGCTGTAATCAATGGCGTAGCCAAATCGGCTTTCCATAATACGATTCATCTTTTTAGCTGTTGCTGTAGGGCTAATGTCTTTAAGGTTCATAGCGAGTTATTCCCAAATTTTAAAGTATTTAGCCAAATTTAAACTTTTCTCTAACAGGTGTTTAGCGTCAGCTAGTTCAAATTCGGCAGTGTTGCTCATTATGTAATAGTGGTCAAAGCGCCAGTAATCTCGCTTCTTTTTGGCCTTTGCTTTTAAATGATTATATGTTTCTACACGTTGTTTACAACGTAACAATGAATCATCGTGTGAAACTAGCTCACGTGCTAGTTTGAATCTTCCAGTTTGTTCACAGACACTGTAAACTATTGCACTGGCCCTGCAACTAAAATAATTTTCAGTTTCAGACAAACTGTTATAAACTTGCCAAACATCACCGTGACGTTTAACTCCGTATCTTCCTACAACATAGGCTTCTTTTCCAACGGCTACACAAACTGGTGGAGCCTTGGATTTTGTTGTTAGCATAGTAACAAGTTCTTTGCGCTTCCAATCTCTAATATATTGGACTGCGCCATTGATGCCCTTTTTGAGCAGTTCAACCTGTTCGGGACTAACGTCAGGTTTAATGCCTGATTTTCTTTTGGTATGTGATTTGGCCATCTTGATTGAGTCTTAACAGTACATCTTTATTTACTAATTGATTAGCAACGTGCTGTTGTCTTTCATTGAATTTACTGCGGTGTATAACTGCTCTGTCATCAAACCCAGAAAGCAGATCTGCTTCCTCGTTGGTTATTGGCAATGACAAGTTGTTGAGCAGTTCTACGATTTTCATTTGTTGATAAAATGCACAGTCAAAGTAATTATGCCTGTAATTAACACCGACACAATGGCTGTGCCAATTGCTATAAGTTGCTTGCTCTGACGTTCACCGGTACCGGCTAAGGATTCACGTATGGCAACAATGTGTGCGTCCATCCGTTCGATCTTGGCGTTCAACGTTTCAATCTTGACTTGTAGATTGTCGTAGTTTCTTTCCAAAGCCGCGTATCTTTCTGCACAAAGTTCCACGTGAGCCTCTAAACTCTTTTTTTCTATGTCTGTAGTAGATGACATATCATTCCTTGTTTATTAAACGATGCTGTTTAAATGATGTGCCATAACGAGACTGAGATTTGTGCCATAATATGAAGATAGATTTAGCATCTATTGTGTTATTTATGGATATGTCAACAATGTTATATGAATGTTTTTTATGGCGCCAAACGGATAAAATATTGGCAATAAAAATCTGGCCGTTTCCGTTAGCCCTGTGATCACAGGTACCTGCTCAAAGTCGCTTTGCAAGCCGCTAATTGGATCGGTTATTTCATCAAGTGTACCAGTGACCACGCTATAGGAATCTGGGTGATCTGCGGTAAACTCAAACTTCCAGGCTGATTGATTTCCGGAATAAACTTCCCCAAATAGGTACTTAACATCTTCTGTGGCTAATGTAACTTTATAGGGCCAGTTTACAATATGCGGCTGTGTGCGAAGGCTCAATACTTGTAATACCGTTTCCCAATTGCGCTGTTGGTTACGTTCAATTTCTCTATCTGCGGTACTACGTGTTACCCCTGTGGCTGTAATATCTACCAGGGTGGTTATCTGAAAAACTTTGTTTGGCATACTGTCAATATTTAGTGGCCAACAAAAAAGGCAGAACGAATCTGCCTTTTTCTAGTCTTAATTAAAATTAAGCCTTTAAGCCACCTGCGCTAGATACTGTTGTACCAGCCAAGTTAGCACCGTTAGCTGTGCCTAGGGCACGAACGGCTGTCTGAAGCTGTGCATCATTTTCCCAACCAGATGCTTCTACTAGAACACGCATTTCGCCACTAGCATCGTTCTCGACTTGATAAGCGATAATAGTTGCTCGTGTAGCAATGGTTCGTAGAACTGTTTCTACTGCTCCACCAACGCCAACTTGGCCGCTGATGTCGACTGAACCTGTGTCTAGCTTGATTAATGTTGGGTGCTTGCCAATGCCTGTAGATACCAAAACACCAGCGCCACTACCGTGGGCCGCTGTGTCAACGTGTACTACACCGTTTGCGTCACCGCTTGTACGTGTAAAAATTGCCATTTTGTTTCTCCTGAATAATTATGGGCTTGCGCCTCACGTAAATATTTATGCCGTTGGCTCAAAACTTGTTCGTTTCCAATCAGCTTTGCCGGCAAAGTTTTGTCGACTAAACTCTAGTCTGTCTATTAATTTAACTGCACCACCGTCGTGTCCCACAGCAACAAAGCCCTCGGGATTCATAACCTGATAGCCTGTTTCTGTCTTAAGGAAAGTGCCCACCATACTTTCTACTTGTTGCAACTTCTTAACTATAGCTAGTTTAAGTTCTATCACACGCTTGTAGATTGCCATTATGCCCAGTAATGTGTTGCTATTATCAGCAATAAAACGCTCTTGCTGTTGAATTTTAGCCATACGGTCTTGGGCGGCTTTGCTTTCTGGGCCGCCTTTGAGTTTGGCCATTTCAGCCTCCATCTTGCCTTTGTAAAATGCAAGGAATTCTTTTAAGAACGTAATAGGCTCGCCCACTTGCTCACCACCACGAATACGATTGTTGATAAAAGGTTTAACATACTTGGCAAACTCTTGATTTTGAATAATGATATCAAACTTCTTCTTATCAATTTTTTGTAGGGTTTTTATTCCACCATCAATAGCCTTTTTAAATGCACGATCTTCGTCGTTGGACAATGTAGCTCTGCCAGTTAAGTCTTTGTAGGTTGCATCATCAAACCAAACATTTTTGCTCTTGTTGAGTCCCGCAACACTAACGCCAAACGAAGCTGTCATTTCCGGTAAACTGGCACCTTCGTATGCCGTATGAAACACTATACCAATTTGTGAGGCAGCCAGACGTTGTCCCAATTGGCTATTAACTGGTACTGCATAGCTAATAGTATTAGGAGTAAACACATAGCAGTTTTCACCACCAATGTCAGCAACTCCAAGATTTGGCTTGGTAAACATTAAGTCACCTTGTAGCACATTGCCAATGCCCAGCTCTGGTAGATATTTTAAAGCATACATTAGCTTTTCTGCCAAGTCAGGTTTATCGCTGTACCAATTGGTAATGTCTTTTTTGCTTTTAATTAACTTAGCATCTTGACTAAACACGCTTTTTGTTCCAAGAAAAAATTTACCGTCTGCAGGATCAATGCCGCAAATAATAGCAGGAGCACCGTCCCACTTAACTGTAACTTTAGCCTGGGGTGTTCCTGTTCCCTTGCTTAACATTGTCCTTAGATTTTCCAAGTACGAAAAAGCTAGTTGTGCGCCAGCATACCCACTGTTTAAAATCTCGTCTTCGAGATGCTCCAAGTGAGTATTTTTACCTTCGGCGCCTTCGACTAGTAACCAGGGTGCTGGTTTGTTTTTAATTTCAAAGAGTTTCATACTTTTTGTTTTGTTTTCTTAATAGCAACTAGTCTTTTCTCGATACTCTTTGCTTCTTTGATAATCTTATTGATTTTACGTTGTCTATTCTCAACTGTTCTGAGAGCAGTCAGTAGTATGTCTTTCAATACACCACGGAACGCTGGTGCAATTCTTCCGTCGGCTTCTAGATAGCTTTCGAAACTAGTCCATAGTTTGTTAGGGTCGGCAAACATACCAGAGCCAGATGGTGCTGCCGGAGCAGGTGCCGCTGTGTCAGTGGTTGCTGCCGCTGTGTCAGGAGTAGCTGTGTCGGGCGTAGCTGTATCAGGTGCAGCCGGTGTAGTTGCATTTGGATCTGTATAAGGCAATCCTAGTTCTTTATAAACACCGGAAATTACATCTGTGCCAACACCCTGTTGCTGTAAAAACTGTGCAAGTGCATCGCTGTCTGATGGCTTACCAGCAACGTGCCAATTCATTTTTAATTTATCAGCTGTTACTTTTGTAGTTAACTGATGTCCTATATTCTTTATACCGCCCCACGCACGACTTAAGAAGCCGGGCTTTTGTTCTGCGCCTTTGGCGCCTGGCATATCAGGACGGAACTCATCAGGAAGTTCAGGGCGTCCGGGAGTTATGTCACCAGGAGCTTCACCTAGCATTCTTCGTATTTCAACGTAACGCTTAAAACGTGCCAAGTTTTCAAATACCAGATGCACACCGGACTCAGTTAATTCAACACCGCGACGTCGTTGTTTGTTTGTAGACTCTCGCAATGCCCACATTCTAACTGTTAAATCTCTATCTACTAGTTCAGACAGTGGACGCTTTAAAACAACAAAACTTTCCATCTTAAAGTTTGGCACATAGGCTTTACCATTGTAAACCCAGGCAGTAACTTTTTGTCCATTTAAATCTGCAATAATCTTTTCTGATCCCACAGGCAATCTTGGTTGTATACCATCTGCTGGGAATACATTAACAGGAACGCTGGATCCATCGGGCAAATTCATAGTACCTTGATTGCCATTGGATAGGTCAATGAAGGAAGTTTGAGCCATTGGGTTGCCAGCGGCGTCTAACGGTGCGGCTTGCTGGTACGATCCATCACTGGCGGTACCTGGTGTTACTGCGCCGGCAGGTTCATCCATTGGAACAGCCCGCATTGGTGTGCCGTCGGGCCCTGTTGGTGCGATACCCGAGTCAAATGCTTGACCAATTTCTGGTGGCGTTTCTGCACCAGAGACTGCGCCCTTGACGCCACCTTTGCCTGCATCTGCCGCTACATTTGCCACATCGGGTGCTGTGGTTGCGTTACTGGCAGCGCCTTTGGCTGCTTTGGCCATATTCTGACTAATCTCGCTGTCGGCATAGTCGCCAGATGCAATCTTAGACATAGTGTCGGCATTTGTGCCAACGCCGCCTTGGTAGACAGCATTTCCTGTTTCGCTAGGAATGTTAATAGTTTGCCCGGCTTTTAAAACATCGGGGTTAGTGATATCAGGATTAGCCTTCATTAAATCATCAACACTGACTTTGTTTGCCTGGGCAATGTCACTTAATGTATCTTTAGCTTTAACTGTATATTCAGTTGCCGCATCCGAAGTTGTTGAACCCAATTGGCTGTAATCAGCTGGAACTGTACCCGGCTCGGCAGTTTTCATAATAGCCTGGTTCATCTGATCCAAATTATCTGCGCCATCGATACCGTACGCTTTGCCCTGTGCCGCATTTTTAGCCATTGTCTCTGCGTCTAAATCTAGAGCCGGGCCGGCGTCGGTTGGAACTGCACCAGTAGCCTGCGGAGGAATTAGATTACCAGCTTCGTCATACCCAGGTTGTCCGCCCATAAACTGCCCGTCGGGGGTTCCGGGTGCTGCCGGAGCGCCGCTGCCACTGAATGCCTGCTTGGCTTGACCAATACCGTATGCTGTAGCGCCAGTTACAAAACCAGACCACAATGCGCTACTGGCCTTGTTGCCTAGTAGCAATTTATCAAACGCTTTAATACCACCAAGCAATGCCGCGCCACCTAGGCCAGCACCACTTAAACCTGTTAAGGCAATAAGACCGGCATAGATGGCGCCTTGCATAATTGGATGCTTCTTGGCAAACTCTCTATACTTCTTAATGGCGGTCATTATTGCGCCGCTTTGTCCACCGGCAGCATTGGCCAACTTGTCTGTTAACTTGTCAACTGCTACGTCAAATCCAGACACTGGGCCTGAGTTTTGAATCTTTGCGGCAACGCCATTGTAGGCGTTACTAATTGCAGATGCTACATCCGTGACAACATCTTTACCTTTACCAATTAATGTACGGTTAGCACCACCAGCAGTGGCACCTGTTTCAACTTTGGCAAAGAGAGCCAGGATCTCTGGCTCTGTCATCTTTCTTTCAACAATCATACGACCCACAGACTTAAATTGTCTGTAGGTTACATCTTCAAGTAATTGTGCTTCAAATAGGATATTAGACGATCTCATACACGCTTTCCTTTATTGTTCTTAGATTCAGCTCGCATTCCACCGGCTCTCATCCACATTCGTTTTAGCACATCCAATAACTTTGGATCTGCAATTAGTTTATAATTTTCAGCCGACGAAACAAATTTGTCCCATTCTGCTTTAAATGCATTTGGATCTTTAAACACGGCGTGCATTGGATCAGTTGACGATACAGTAGCGGCACCAGGTGCTACGTTACTAGTAGCCGGTGCAGTATTACCTGTAGTTGGTGCGGTATTACCAGTGGTAGTCGATCCACCGGCCTCTACATTACCTGTAGTCGGTGCAGTATTACCAGTAGTTGGCGCCACAGGAGTTGTTCCGCCTTGTTGTTGCTGTTGCGCGGCTGCCTGTAACTGCGGAGTCATCTTAATGGCCCAGGCTTTTTTAATGTATTCAAACGCACTAGCATCATCAACCGCTGGTATTGCAGGTGGTGGTTCAATTTCAAAATATTGTTTTACCCAGGCCTGCAAATATTTGCCAACTTCTGGTCCAGTAACGCCACGTGCTTCCAATGCCGCTTCTTGTTGATGCCAGGTTGGCATTGTACTTTTAGCCCTTGCATTAATCTCTTGTGCATATTTTTCGCGGTTATAGCCACCGGACCACGTTTGTCCAGCAGTCATTGCGCCCCCGACTCCAGCCGCTACTTTTTTAGCAAAGTCTATAGGGCCTTCGTTTACCTGTTGTTTCTTAATGTATTCGTTGTGTCTCATTTGATGCGTCTGATGCCTCTAGTAAATTTGGTGACATCTTGGCTTCGAATACTGTTCAATAACCTACGTTCTAACTCTAACGCAGTTTCAGTATCATAGTTTTCTTTAATGTAATTAATTAAATTAATGGCGCCTTGTATAACGTGACTAGCACGACTTTCAACAAGGTTGTCCTTGTCTTTGTGTGCCAATAGGTTATCTAATTCGTCAAGAATGCTACGAGTGCGTTTCTGCAAGATGTGCTCCAATTGTTGTATTTATTGTTGTTAAAATAAAACGATTAGAGAGTTCAGACATCTTTTGTTGCAGTTTTTAAGCCAGCTAGCATAGATTTAAGTTTGCTGCCATCAACACCTGTTGTGATTTTGGGACCTTGTTCCCAGGCAGGTGTACCCGTGGGTTTTTCCCATCTTGTGGATGTGGAGGTACTGGCTTTTTCATTATCAACTGTGCTTTTTGCCTTAATTTGTTGCATAATGCTGGATGCAGGGTTACCGTATTTGTTCTCACCTTCTTCTGTGCCCGGGTCAGTGATACGCATTGTTTCAATGTTATACTCTAGATCAATCTTCTGTCCAACGCCTGTACTGCTACGCGATTTCATACACTGAATTTGATACTTGCCACGCTCTTTCATAGCACGACTTGTAAAGATACCAAACACGTTATCTGCTGTGTTAATTTTACTGATACCACCAGCAATATGGCTATGGTCAAATTCCACTTCTTCAACGGCACTACGATTTAACTGACTGGCTGTAACCATTAAGATGCCTAGCTCTTTGGCCAAATTACGCAATTCCTCTGCTACATACTTGTCTTTAATAAACTGGTCGTTAGGGTTAACTTTAACACTCACAGGCATAACCAAGTCCAAGTAATCAACCATAACAAAGTCAACTTTGATACCTGTTTGTATCTGTACTTCTTTTAAGTATGCACGAATGTCGTTGACATTGCTTTGTGCAGGCAAACCCTTGACACGATATTGTCCAGATTTCTTACTGACCAATCGAACCTTCATTGTGGTTGTGTCAATGTCTTTACGAATGTCCTTGGTGCCCATTCCTGTTAACATTGCATCTGTACGCAGACTGGTCAACTCTTCCGACAGTTCCAGTGTAATGTACACACCACTTAAACCCATTTGCAACCAGCTAAGTGCTATGTTCATCATAACCAAGCTCTTGCCCGATCCCGATCCACCAGCAAAAATGTTTAATTCGCCTCGGCTAAAGCCACCGTACAACAGTCTATCCATCTGCGGCCAGCCTGTGCTTACTTGTCCACCACTGTTATAGTATTTGTTAATACGTGCCGCAGGATCAGCAAAATAGTCTGTACCCATATCTTTTTGCAAACTGATTTGCACTGCATCTTTGATCAACTTCTCAACTGGATCAAAGTCCCCTGCTTCCAACAAGTCGGCGGCTTTAAGAATTGCACGTTCCAGTTCTTGGCGTTTGGTAAACCCTTCAAACTCTTGCATAAACCAATCATAGTGACCTGCACCTAGGTCTGGCACCGGCCTTAGTTCAACACCAGTGGTTGCTTTAATTTGCTCGATGGTAGGCAATGTTTGATGATTCTCGCTGTGCTCTTTTAAAAATGTTGCCACTGCTCTGATACTGCGATCAAAGTTTTCTGGGTTGTAAATGTTTTGTACCCGTACATAGCTTTGTGCATCCTGCAACATCATTTCTAAAAATAATTTTTGTAAATCTGATGAATATTCTTTAGCCATTACTCACTTTCCGTTTCATTAATTCTATTTTTAATCTATTGTGTTCTACACTGTCAAAGATCGTTTTTAGTGTAAACAATTTACCGTGTTTAATAACGGCGTCATTGATATCTTTGCACTCTGTGGCCCAGACTGGAAACGCAACACTCCAGCCGTACTCTATGGCTTGATCTATTAGCCTGGCGCCGGGCCATTTCTTTTTACCTGTGTTGGCATCCACGCTGATGTCAAAGTCTGGCACCACAATAACTTCTTTGCCCAGACTGTCAATTATGTCTGCTTGTTTCTCGCTACATTCATTGGAACAGACAGCCACGCCATCTATGCTCATTGCATCAAATGGGCCTTCGCAAACAATAACATACTTATTGCTGGCTATCTGTTCATCCGTATTAAAAACAAAGTCAGGTTCGTGTTGTGTGTAATACTTGGGCTTGATGCCGTCAACAAAACTTCTGGCAGTATAACCAATGACCTGCCCTTGCCATTTAAAAGGAATAATAACTCTGTGGCTTAGTTTATGCTCTACTTCCGGTGTCCAGTAAAGCTCATAACGTTTCATATCAATCTTACGATCGCTGACGTAGGCCACAGCATCCACAAATTGTTTAGGGTAATCAAGACTATCAGCCAGCTCATAAAATTCAACCAGGCCATAAAAAGTCTGTGCCTCAGTGGGCAAGGGTCTATGCTTGTATACTACTAATTGATCTTCGACTATGGCCTCTGGCTCGGTCAAAGACATAAATTCTTTAAGACGAATAGCTTCGATTACCAAATGTCTTACATCATTGTCGCTGGCGCCTAACCAACTGAGTAGCTTTCGAAATTTGTAACTGAGTGTGCGCCCGGGTTGAAAGCTGGTCTTGTAATTGCAATTAAAACAATGATAACTTATGCTGCCATCCGGGTTGGATATGATACCACCGCGGCCCCGGCTGTCGGCAGTTTCTCCGTTGTGTACACAACAGGGTGCGTTGAAGCTAAGCCAGCCTTTACTGGCAGATTTCCGTTTAGACGGAAGAATACCTTGTAAAAACTGTGTTAGGAAATCAGATTGCATTGCTACATTATATAGCAACGCAATTGTAAAGTCAAATTAATTTAGGCGTAAATGACTACCAAACCCGGATGTGCCCCAAATAGACAGGTTGTGGCGGCAGTAGCTGGTCCTCCGCCACAGTAATATGAATATTCGCCGTCTACACGCAGTCTAACCGGGTCCCAGGCATTTGCCGGAAAGTAATTAACTCCAGTAAAGGTGTTGGCCAATGGTGTTACATAACTTGGGTTAACATAACCCCCGCCACCACCACCACCTGATGTGCTATATGGGCCACGCTGATCAGAGGTATATACGTATTGATAGTCGTAGTACCCGCCACTGCCGCCACCATAACCGCCGCCACCACCACCCCCACCGAGGTAGTTATATGCGCTGTTTGAGTAACCCCAGCCGCCAGCACCACCATAACCATAGCCTCTGCCCCCACCAAATACACAACGATCAAATCCTGGTCCGCCGTTGTTGCCATCGGGTCTGATCCAACGAGCATTACCACCATCTGGCCATCCAGTTATTCCCTGCTGGAGTATTCCCCTATAGTCGCCACCAATGCCACCACTTCTAAGGTCAGTACTAAGGTCGCCAATGGTATTGGCTGCTGTTCCCTGCCCACGATCGCCGCCGCCAGCACCTCCGTAGTACCTGTATTCAATACTGGTGTAGTTAGTTTTGAAGTAAGCACTTCCGCCACCACCACCGGCTACTAAAATTGGCGTTTCGGTTGCGCCACTTATTTTTAAAATTGCAGTTCCGCCGCCGCCACTCCCGGCGCTGTATCTTGCATCTCTGGTATAGCCATCAGCGTCGTAATATAGTGGCTGTGCTGTAACGTTGCGATCGGTGCCTGTAAAAATATTTGGACTTGTTTGTCCAGATCCGGCTTCCCCGACTATTACTTTATAGGTGGTACCTTTTTCTAATTTGACTATACCGTGGGTATATCCACCAGCGCCACCAAGAGTTTCCCAGGCTACACCACCAGAACCGCCCCACATTTTAATAGGAACGTTGATACTTTCTGTGGCAGTAAAAGTATATGTCCCGGGTCGATCAAATATCAATGGGCCACTGGCCACTAGATTGTGGGTCTTGGCAACGGTTTCGTTGAACGGAGTATCGCCAGTGACAAACAGACTACCAGCTCGTTGTAAAGGTATTGTTCCTTCTGAATACACATCTGGCCTATGGCAGGCTAAAATAGCCGTGTCAGAATCTAACGTAAATACTGCGGCAGGGGGCGTAAAAGCATCAGTATATCTAACTGTCTTGGATAGCCTGAAATTACTAATCCAACCCTCAAAGTTCTTTCTAATTTCATTCCTGTCTCTGTATCCAGCTTGTCCAATGACAAATCTACTATAGTTATAGTAATTCTGGCTCCAGACATTCCAAGTAACTTCAGGTCTCAGTCTTACTCTAAATTCTATTTTTCCGTTTAAAAATCCCGTTATTGTCCTAGTAGGTAAATCCCAAGTAAGTGCAATGTGTGCCCATTCCCCTGTGGTCACTGCGGTTGTACCAACAGTGCGGCGTCCTGCTACGCCAGTGGCAAGATTGCTGTCGGCGCCAGCGGGGCTGGTAAGACTACCAGCATAAAATGCTAGTTTATTGGCGCTATTAAATCCAAATGCAAAACTTGTATAGTCCTGGTCTGTGGAGTCCCATCGATTAGTATATGAAACTTGGTTAGGAAAGCCTTGATCGTACGATTGTGTAGGGGTTTCTATTTTAGTCCACATTTCAATGGTACGAGAGCTTTCCCACCATTTTCTAAGATATGTGTGATTCAGGTCGTCGCCATCGGTGTCATAGACTAGAACGCCACCGGCTTGACCTAAATGGGCAACACTGCGGTCTGCTGTTCCGTCAACTCGGTTAAGATTCTTGCCCGGGAACCTATAACTATAACATTTTTCTTTGGTAAAGCCAATGATATTGCTGGTAAAACTACCCGGTGCGCCAATGGTTAAGTTAACTGTGCTTTCTAAGTTCTGAACTCTAATAGGATAGGCCACCGAAGTCCAACCAATGTTTGCGTTGGTATCATAGGCTAGGTTTCCATAAGAATCGTAACCAATGGATTTTATTATCACACAAGCATTAACGTCAGTGGTGCCAGTTGGTCCATAAAAAACTGTTTTAACACCTTCTAATGTTTTAATAGAAACATTGGCAGCGATCCCGGTTGCCGGTGCTTGTCCGTCTGCATCAAAGAATGGATATGTAGAACTAACAACCACTCTACCATTGCCACCAGCACCAATGTTTGCCGAGGCATTGGCCCAAAATGATACTGCTTCGTTGCTATCGCCCCCTCTGCCAACATAAAAATCTTGATTTGAAATGTTGGCCAGCATTGGATCCCAAAAACCATATGGTAGAGATCTATCGTGTACTTCAAATTGTATTCCGTTTAACACGGTATTATTCGTCGATGTTAACATAGAATTAGGAGGAGAAATACCCCACTGAAGTTGTTCTGCAGTCAGCGGCGATGACTCAATGCTGGTAACTGTAGCCGGCTTTATCAGTGACACGTTGGCAATGTTGGCAAAATTTGCACCAACGTTGCCGCCAAACCCTGAATTATCATAGGGCAGGCTTGCATAATTATTAGCAGTCCATCCCTGGAACCACCCGCCACCGCCACCACCGTGGCCACCGCCATCGTTGGTTCTCACCGAAACATTACTATCCACATCCCAGGGTTTGTTCATTTTGGTGTCTGCGGTCCAAAATTCTTTATAATAGGGCACTGGTTTAATAATGGCAAAACTACCGCCACCAAGAGTGGCAGTACTTTGTCCGTGTGCAGCCAGTGCTTTCAGATGGAATCCGGCGTAGTTATCTGCAAAAGAATTACCTCCGCCACCACCGCCACCGCCACCAGCGGCAACCAATATCCATTTTGTGCCTATTGTCACAGAACTATAGCCACCACCACCACCGCCACCACCTGACGCCCCAACTACGCCAGGATCGCTACCAGGGTGCCCGCCCGGTGCGCCGGGGAGCCCCGACTCCCTGGTTAGTTGGCCAGTGTAGTTAGACCCCCCAACATTACCGCCTGTTCCTGTGCCCACGGTAAAAGCAGTTTTGGCCACAGGAACAGCCACCGTGGCTTCGACATACCCCCCAGCAGAGCCATTGCCGCCTCTTACACTGGAGTCTTGGCCGCCAGCACCGCCGCCTGCACCCCAAAGTTGAAACGTTAGGTTACCAGTGGTCAAGGAAGTTACAGTGTAACTGATTACCTTGCCATTGGGCTCTAGTATTAAAGGGCCATCTAGTCCTGTGTCCCAGGTAGTGCGTCCTTTGTAAGCTGGGTTTATCTGAAGTTGCATCCCTGGGATATCTAACTCAGGATCTTGATAAGGTCTCCCCCATCCCCATAGTCCGTCCGAAGTACTTGCTACTGGCATAAATTATCCAAATGTAGAAATTTGTCCAACCACAGTCCAGGTTGAAATTGCGGCATTGGCATCTGGTTTAAGTATTGTTAAACTCTGAATGTCTGTTTTTAATGCACGAATTAAAGGAGTAACGCCATTTAGATACTTAACAGTTACGTTAGTTCCATTAATTTGCACAGCACTGGCATACCGAGGGGTAGCACCTTGGTTAATAACCATAGTGACAACAGAAGCTACATTACTCAACGCGGGGAAGTTGGTAATATTAGCAGTCCAGTTTGCTGTTGGCGTATTATGCACAAACACTGCACTGTTAGCCATATTATGTTCTACCACTCCTGTGGCATTAGAGATGTAGGTTATTCGTTCAACAATGGTGCTTAAACTGGTTAGTCTACTGATAACAATGTTGCCAAGATTAGCATCACCGCCTGTGACCTGCCCTGGTGGGCCGCTGGGTCCTATACTACCGGTGTATCCCACGGTACCTTGACTACCGGAGTAACCAATATTACCCTGGCTACCAGTATAGCCCAGTGATCCTATACTACCAGTGTAGCCCGGCGCACCAACACCGCTGGCACCGGTTTCACCGGTG